TTTTACAAAAATACTAATTTATAAATAAAATAAAACCCACCTTAAATAAGATGGGTTTTAAGTTTTGTAAATGATAATTTAAAAATTATAAGTTACCACCTGCTTTTACTATATTTACAACAGTTGATTCAGAAGGTTGAGTATTAGAACGTAAGTAATAATCATTACCTGATAATTCACCTGCAAATTCAGCAGGAGCACCATCATAAAAAGAAGAAATAGTAATATAGACTCCTAAATTATGACTAACTACAGCATACCAAGAGTTTATTGTATTATCAAATGTCCAATCACCAGATAAAATTGTAGCACTAAAAGATTGTGCCTTAATTGCATTATTTCTATCAGTTACTTCTTGAGAAATAGCACTATCAGTGTAATCATTAGCATTAGTTTCAGCTGTATCAACATACTCTTTGTTAGCAGCGTCACCGTTAGCTGTTGGAGCTGGTAAATTAATAATAGTATTTGTTCCGTTACCATTAGGATTAGCCATTAAATTAGTTAATAATCCAGTATTTACAAGAGCTGAATTCTCAATATTTGCATTATTAACTATGAAACCACCCATATCAAGAGTACCAGACATAGTACCACCAGCTAAATTTAATTTAGCAGCAAGTCCAGTATCAGTGTAAGCATTAGCAGCAGCTTGTGCAGCATCTGCTTTTGCAGTAGCGTCAGCAGAAGCAGTAGCTTCAGCGTTTGCTTGTGCAGTTGAAGCAGCATTGTCTACATACAGTTTGTGTGCAGCATCACTATTATTAGTTGGTGCAAGTAAGTTAATAATAGTATTTCCATTAGCATTAAGGTTACTATTCAAGTCTGCATTTACAAATTGTGAATCAAAAATGACTGCATTATCAATGTTGTTACCACCCATGTCAATAGTACCAGACATATTACCACCAGCCAATGGTAATTTGTTAGATGTATTATCATCTACATAAGTCTTATTAGCTGCGTCTCCTCCGTTTGTTGGTGCAGGTAAGTTAGTAGCTGTTGCACCACCACCAAAAGATAGATTATTAAATGCATTAACATCCATTACACCATCTTTAGAAAAGATGTTTGCTGTATAAATCGCACCAATATTAGTAATACTATTACTGTTTATATCAAGGGTACCAGTCATAGTACCACCTGCTAATGGTAATTTGCTAGAAATCTCAGGAGTAATTTGAGCATCAATTTTACCTTGTAATGTAGCAGGAGTAATAACTACTGCACCACCTTCTGTACCAGCATCAGCTTCTGCTTGTGTAGCCAAACGAGAAATACCATCAACTGAATCAGTAGCAATAACAATGTTACCTTGTAAAATCAACCAGTCTGCAATTGTTGCACCAGCTCCATCAACTTTAGCAACAATTGAATCACCAACTTGTACAGACTCCCCGAAGAAAGCACCTGCTGCAGTTGCTACCCAAAAGAAACCTTTATAAGCTGTACCATCTGAAATATCAGGAGCAGCCGTTTCTGGATCATATCCACCTTGGAAAATCAAACCACCTGTTACAGCTGCAACATCAGCTAAGTTAGCTACTTCTTCAATAGCAGTACCATTGAAATATTTTAATCTTGTTCCATCAAATCCAAATGAACCAGCTTTGGTTAAGCTTGAATTTGTACCAATTGTTGCGTTAGTTAACGCACTACCTTGTAGATTAATGTCTACAAAAAACTTTTTTTCTGCCATTTTGTTTTGTTTTTAGTTTAAATTTAAGTTATAATATAATATACAATTTTATTTTATTAATTACAATAAACATATCCAGTAAATGGAATATTTAATGTTATGTTTACAGTGTTATTATCTATCCAGTCAATCTGAGCAATGATTTCATTCTTATCTTCATCAACTACTTGTACAGAACATTTAGTATTTAGATTATGATTAACAACCCATGTAGTTGCTGGAACAGATTGAGTATGTGTATAGCTTATGTCTTGAAGTGAATTTACAAGATCAAATTCACCAGATACAGGATTGTATTTATTTTTCATAATTATGAGTATTGAATTTGTGTTACATTTCCATTTACATCATATGTAAGAGTTTCTATAATAGTTTCTACACCATACTCAGTAGTTCCAGTATGAGTAACACTTGTTACATCATTAGTACCATTATAAACTAAAATTCTATTATAATTTGCTGATCCTTGGATCCTGCCTATTTTAGATATAGAATTCTTTTTAATTATTTCTACAAATGCCTCAACTATTAAGAGAGTTGTTTCTGTAGCAGCTCCACCAGGAGGCGCAATACCAGAAAGACCATCTACTATTTGCTGAAGACCTAGTAGTGTTTTCATTTGATATGGGAAATTATTTCCTTGATTTCCTGTATCCTTTAAGTTTCCTATTGACATTGTTTTTATTTTTTAATTAAACTGTTGTAAATGATGTATCAACTGGAATAAGACCAGCACCAATAACCGCATCAACTTTATCTGTAAACGCTCCTGGGTAATATGCATTATAAGCATAAAAAAAAGCTGTTCCTAAAATACCATGTACAGCACGTGAATTAATATTAGTAGAGCTTACTTGAAATAAAGATTGTCCAACATTAGCTACACTTCCTATATCATGTAACCAAATACCATAACAAGCAGTTGATCCAAATAAATTAGAAATAGTAGATTGTGTTACAGATAAAATACCTGTACCATAAACTTCTAAGCAAGCTTCATTTTTTGCATTTAATTGAGATTGTACAAATGCTAATGTAGCTCCTGTTTGTACAACAGCTACTTTTGTTGCACCAGATGTATCTACAAATGTAAAATCAGCAGATCCTTGTACTATATTAAAACAATATATATCACCCGATCCAGTATGACTTATTTTAATTTGTGTACCATAACATCTAGATTTAAAACCATCAGATATTCTTACTCCTGTATTATTACATAAAATTCCTGTACCTGTACCACCTACTTGTACCCAAATATTTTCTAAAGAAAGTCTTTGAGCATTTGATCCTGTAAATACTATACCATTATTACTTCCATTAGGTAATACTGTAATACCTTGAATAGAAAAATGATTATTATCTAAAGCACTTGCCGATGTATCATCACCATTTACAGTAATGGTACCTATTAAATAAATAGGATTAGCTATACTTCCATTCTCACCTACTAAAAATATATGACCTTTTGTTAAAGTTACATCTTCAGTAACAGATCCTTGTAATCTAATAAAAGCTGGATTAAACTCAGTAGCTATAACAACACCTTCAGCAATTAAATTATTAATTGCAGTTTGTGCTGCACTAATAGTTTTAAATGGAGTAATTATACTACCATTAGCTACATAACTATCAGTTCTGTTAGGATCTACAAAAAATTGATTTGTTGGTTCATATAAAATATTGTTTGCAAAATCTTCTACAGTCATTGCAACAGCTAAATAACCATCATCTCTTTTAGAATCATTAATTGCTATAGGTAATAAAACTTTAGAAGAATTAAAAGTTTTTACAACTCTACCTTCTTTAATCCAACTTATAAAATTTAAGATATCCATAATTATTATTTAGGCTATAATATTAATATACTTAAAAAAATCCACAAAAACAAAAAACCCTAGAAGTTAATCTAGGGTTTAAGAATTTACTGTAGGAATTACTCAGTTACTAATTCCGGAATAGAAGCTTTTACTTCCTCTAAGTTGTGAATTGTATTCAATGCTACTAACACTTTGTTAGCATCTGCTAATGAAAACACACCTTTTAAGTTAGCTGCGTTTAATGCTTGCTCTAATACCTGTACTGCTTCAATTGGATTCATGGTTTAAATTTTTTAGGTTTATATTTTTTTGTAAATATAATAAATTTAAACTTACTTGATAGCTTCTAACTCAGTTTTTTGTGCTGGAGTTAATGCAGTTGCAAACCATTCTTTACCTAACATAATAGCAATGTGATTCACATTACGTGTTACTGTTGCTGTTTCTTCTTCAGATAGTATTCTTTTTCTTTTTAATTCTGCAATTAAGTTTACACTATCATAAGCTGCTAATACAGACTTTGCTGCTTGTTCAGCTGTTACTTCTTCTTTTAAAATTTCTACTGACATTTTATTTTAATTTTAAATTATTACTAAGCTAATAAAATTTTTCTTGATACACCATTAATTATAACAGTCCATGTTCTTGTTGATGCTACAGTTTCAGTTGTTACAGCTCCAACATTCCAATCCGATGAACCTACTACAAATTGATTGTTAGCTGTTGCACTAGCTTCTTTACCAAGAATAACTGATCCATTAAAATTACCTGAATTTGTATCTGAACCAATAGCAACATTATTTACACCTGTAGTGTTATAATAAAGACTGTGTGAACCTATTGCAACATTTCCACTTCCTGTTGTATTACCTGTTAATGCATTTGTCCCTATAGATGTATTTTGATAACCTGTAGTGTTATTTATAGATACACTTTCACCAATTGCAACATTATTGTAGCCTGTAGTATTTCTATGTAAAGCTTTATGTCCAACTGCTGTGTTTTCACTACCACTAACATTAAATGCTAATGTGTAATAACCAATAGCAGTATTAAGAGTACCTGATGTATTGCTTGCAAGAGATGTTGATCCAACAGCTGTGTTATAACTACCAGTAAGGTCACCAGCTAAGGCAAATGCTCCAACTGATGTATTATGATCAGCATTTATTAAATTGCTTATAGCATAACCTCCAATAGCTGTATTAAAACTACCTGTTCCCATAATCAATGCTCTTTCGCCTATAGCTGTACAATGCGCACCGGGATTACCAGTAAGTGCATCTTTACCAAATGAAGTATTTGATGAGTTATTATTTGTTCCATTATTCCATACTGTTTTGTTAGTTTCATCATACTCAATAAAACTTGGAAGTCCTGGTGATAAAGCTAAAAAGTCTGTTACTGAAATAGCTCCTGCTAAATAGCCATCATCTCTCTTAGGATCTTTAAGACCTACTGGTAACAAAGTGTGAGATGCATCAACGGTAGAAACCGTTCTACCGTTTTTTGTCCATGATATAAAATTTAAGATATCCATAATTATTATTTATTGATTGATTGTATAAAGTTCATAATATACATACAACTCACCATCCCAGTTATCAGCATTAGCTACTGCAGGATTAGCATTATAAAGAGTAAATCCTAAACCTGTTGGTGATCCTCCTGTAGCAATTAAATAGGGAATAGCATTATCATTAGCAGCTTGGCTGTAATATACAGAGTATTGTACATAGATGTTATCTCTATTACCTACATTAAGATCTAGATCTAAGTTATTAATAAAAAAACTTACTGAATTAGCATAAGCTGGATCAGGACTAAAAACCCCCGTATTAATAATATCAATAATACCACGGGGAGTATCTACTGTTACAATACTAGTAGCTGTAATATCTAACTCATAGTGTTTAGTATTACCTTTACAGCCTGATTGTACTGCATTATCCAATGTCATTGCTACAGTAAGATATTTATCATCTCTGTTTGGTGTCGGTACACCTACAGCAATTAGAGATCCCTCTGGAGATGTAGTAGTTATACGGTTATCTTTAAGCCAGGAAATAAAATTTAAAACATCCATGATATATATTTATTTAAAAGTTTAATATTAAATTGCCAATAAAGGTATTTTATAGTTAGCTCCATTGATTCTAACTGTCCAAGTTCTATCAGGTGTGATAGTTTCTGTAGCTATTGCTCCTGCATTAGTTCCAGAAGATCCAACTACAAATTGATTAGATACAGTAGCTGTTGCTCCAAAACCAAGTATAACAGATCCGCTAAAATTACCTGTAGATGTTGATGCACCTACTATAGTATTATTATTACTTGTAGTATTTGAATTACCTGAACTAGGTCCTATAGAAACATTATTTGTACCTGTAGTATTATTTGGTAATGCACCAGAACCAATTGCAACATTATTTGTACCTGTTGTATTTAACACTGCTGATCCAACACCTATTGCAATATTATTATTACCTGTAGTATTTGTATATAAAGATGCTTGTCCAATAGCAGTATTTCCTGAACCACTTATATTTGAACGTAATGCAACATAACCGTTAGCTAAATTACTATCACCTGTTGTATTAGATATTAAAGACTCGCTACCTATTGAAGTACTATTACTACCTGTTGTATTAGATGCTAATGCGGCATAACCAACTGCAGTATTGTTACTACCTGTAGTATTTGAAATTAATGCACCATCACCATATGTTGTGTTTGTTGAAACATCACCTTTACCATTAGACCATATAGTTTTATCAGTAGTATTATACTCAATAAAACTTGGTAATCCAACTGTTAAATCTCCTGAACCTAATATACTAGAACCATTAATGGTTTTAATATTAGTTCCACTTGTAAGTGTTGGTTGAACTGCAAGATCACCACTTCCTAATAAAGATGTGCTGTTTATTGTTTTGATATTAGAACCTGATGTAAGAGTAGCTTGTTTTCCTGATAAGTCAGTTGTTAAGTTAGTTACTGCTGACTGAGGAATATTTGTAAAGTTTGTTCCTGTTAATACGGGTGCTGTTGATGGTTTAACAAATGTAGATGCTAATAAGTTATCAGTTACAGAACCATTAGTTAATGTAGCTTGTTTTCCAGCTAAGTCTGATGTTAAATTGTTTATTCTAGATTGTGGTAAATTATCAACTGTCCAAGTTGTACCTCCACCGGATACTGTAACATCTCCTTTGTCACCATCAGTTACACCTACTGTAAGGTTACCTCCTCCTAATATTGAGCTACCATTAATAGTTTTGATATTACTACCTGAAAATAATAAAGGTTGTTTGCCATTAATTATGTTCATTAAATCATTCTGATCATTAATGTTTCCTATAATAGTTCCCCATACAGGAATACTACCAACTTGAGATTTTAAATCTGCAAAAGTTACACCTAATGTATTACCTTGTAAACTGCTACCTATTGATAAAGGCATTACAGCTTCATCTGGAATTGTTGTTATTATATTATTGGATGTCAACGGATATCCAAAATTTATTTGTCCTTTAAAGCTCATAGATTTTTTTATTTTAACTATAAATACTATTAATAATATACAAAAAATTTTTCACAAAAAAAAGCCCTAGTAAAAACCAGGGCCCTTTTATATAAATAAAAAATTTAATTAATCATCATGTTAGAAATAACACCTAGAAGAAATGATATAAAACACATTATAATTATTGCTAAGTTAGCTTTAGTTACTTTCTCGGTATCTTCTTGCCACATGTTATATACTTTATTGTATATAGGCATACGCCAAGAATTTTGTAATCCATACAGTATATATATAATAATTACACCAATAAGTAAACAAACAATAATCATAAACTATCAATTCTTCGTTGCAAATATACTAAAGCTTTTTGTAAATCCTCTTTTTCTTTTGCAGAATTTTTTTTACCAGCTCTTGCAACATACTTAATAACATTACCTAAATAGAAATCTTTATCAAGATTCCAAGCTTCTAATACTTTAAATACTTCATACGTACTATCAGCTCCACCGTAATGCTCAGGTCTTAATGCATCTGGTTGTGGGGTAGGGGAAGTAATGTTAGTCCATTTTGGCATATTATCCAATATGTTTTTATTGTACTCCTGTGGATCAAGCCATTTAGGTTCTTGTGTAGCAGATACATTATCTTTTCTCAAACTTTTCATAATTGATTTATTATAATGTTCATAACGCAATTCATTCATCTTAGTATACTATTGCAATGTCAAACTCTTTTACCAATAATTTAATCTGACCATCCAGATCAATTTTTTCAGCTCCCTCTAAAGCAAATGTCTGTACATATACTTTGTCCCCAGCTTTTACTTTTTCTACTTCATCTCCTACAGAGTGAATTTCTAACTGTGTCCATTTTTTAACTGCTTCTCTTTCGCGCTCTGCTTCTTGCATAGGGCTTAACTCAATTACTGCTTTCTCAATAACGGGAATGTTAATCAAGATTCTTTTTCCTAATAGTCTCATCTTTCTTTTTATTTAAACGTAATTACTTTTACTACTGCCATCTGGGCACTTACTAATTCACCAACTGCGTGGTCAAACAATAAACTTTTAACTGGGTTTCCTGGACCTTCTTGATAGGAATCTTTTAAGATATTAGCTATCTCAGCACATAATTCTTTTACTTTAGCTACACCAGCATCATTAGATGGATTGAACTCAATCCCTACTAACTGTTCACCAAATGAAAGCACCTTAGCTTCATTTACTTCAATGATTCCTTCTGGGATTTTTACAACTGTCTCTGCCATTACTTTTTGTTTTTAGTTATTATTAACCATTGAAGCCATCCTTTCAAAGCTTCTAATCTTGATTTGTTACTTGTTTTACTCATATCAATTTACTTTCTGTTTTTTTTACTTTTAAGAAACTATTCTCTAATTGCTCTTCTGTTATTACACTCAAGTAACCTTCAGTATCCTTTACAATATACTCATCAGGATTACATTTCTTAGGGCCTAGATCAGTATGCACATATAATGTCAACTGCTTTGTGTTTGCTGGTATAATAAACTCAGCTTTTCCAGCAGTAAATTCAAACACAGAATCTCTTTCATCATCTATGTATTTTAATACATCAACATATGCAGGCTTAGTCATATATCTTTCAATCATTATGCGTCAAATTTATTGTTCATAAAATTTACGGGAAGTGAGTCTTCTTCTATAGCACCATCCTCATCATAGTCTCTAGCAAGTAAATCAAACTTTACCTTTTCTAATAACCCTACTATAACTGGAATAGTAGATTTATCAACCTTCTGGAGTCTGATCTCAAACTTATCTTCTAAATTAATACTGATTTCTACAAGGATAATTGGTTCCTTTTTTTTACTCTTACTCATACTTAGTTTGTTGGTTCCACAAATATAAAAAAATATTTTAAGATTCCTCTTTGTTAAAGTTAGTTATGTAATTATAATCTGTCTGTATACCTGTGTTGTTCTCTACAGAATAAACAGTCATGTCAATCTTGTATCCAGGATTACCATCTATTCTATTATAGGTCCATGCTTTGTCTGACCAGATGATTCTATTATTAGGATAGATAAAATAATTTCCATTATCCATTCTAAACAAATGCCCACACTTATGTTCTGGAGTTTCAGAAAAATTAGTATCCAAAACATTCCTGTTTTCATGGGACCAATCTAAAGTAAATAGATAAACACCTTGTCTCTTAACTCCTGTAATGGAAATCAGATCTGCTCTTAGACCTGCTAATCTTTCTCTCACATGCACATCTATATAAGAAGAAAAACAATCCCAATACATATATTCTGTCAAGGGTAATTTTTCCGGATTCTTATGCCAGCAAAAAGCATTGATAGGTCTTCTTGTCCAGTTCACACCGTTTTCAAGAAAAGCCTCAAACAGAGGAACTCTTTTTTGTATTGATGCTACAGAATGTATATCAGCTGCTGTAAATTCATTAAAGCCTTTCTCATTATTAAAAAGAAACTCATTCTTAATATAACAAGTAATAGTGGGGATGTTTGCGTTTAGATATGCCATAGGGCAAATATATAAAAAACCCAGGAAGTAATTCTTGATCAGAGAAACTTTCCTGGGTGTTGCAAACAGTTATATGACTGACTAAGTGGGGTTCGTCAACCAGACTTAGTGCACATTCACTTTCCTGCGCAGAGAAGACCAGATCTAGTGAGCAGTTCTTACGGTATGCTTACCTGGTACATTGACCTATGGATACTATCCACAGGGTGGAGTTGCGCTTTTTCTAGGGCTCGAACCTAGGACCCCCAGATTAACAGTCTAGTGCTCTAACCAACTGAGCTAAAAAAGCGGTTCTGTAAAAAAGCCCTGGGATTTTACACCAGGGCTACACAACATACTAGGATTTGCGGAAACAGCACCTAAACGACAGAGCAAATATATACAACATTTCTTACCCCACATATAATTTCAAAAAATTTTTTATAAAATTTTCATGATGTGTAATAACCCCCCCCACTATGTTACCACATGGTAACTTACCCCATGGTAATATCTCTCTGAGAGATTTACTAATATATACTTGGAGTATTTGGGGCCTGTATATGTAGTGAGATGTTTGGGTCCCCTAGTGGAGCAACCCCCCGCCCCGCGCGTCAGGCCCCTACCCCCGGTGCTTGCTCAACCACATATTGCATATGTAATATAACTATAACATTTTTTCTAGTGAAAAAATGGTCAACCCTGCACCCATAATAAATTAAATTAATTTATCATGGAAACTAAATCCTCAGCTTCATCTTCAAAAACTTTCTTGGTGAAAGTTTTCAAATCTAAATCTTTTGAGAAAATGTTAGTGTTAAAAAGCGTCATAAATGACAGCTTCTTACCAAGAACATTTGCTCACTTCCTTCCAGGTGTCAAGTCTGGAGACGTTGTCACCTTTGAAGGAAGGATTTACAAAAATGCAAAAGGCTTTGATGCCATTTACATTATTCCAAAAACAATCAAGGTAGTCTAAGGACTACCTTAATTTTTTTCTTTTTTCCCTCTCTTCTATCAACCATTCACTTATATTGATATATTATCAGATATGCCAAGTAGTCACAGCACAATCTGATTATTACAGGCTTCTTGGCCGGAAGCAGGACTACCAATGTAGATGTTGTAAACATTGAATTAACAAGAAGACAACATAAAAAGAACTTTGATCAAGTTCTTTTTTTTCTTTTCCCTCCTTCTTATCAACCCTTAATTTATAATAAAATAAATTTTATTAATAATTAAAAACAAGTAACATGAAAGCAGTTTATGTAGCTTCGCCAAGAAGCAAGAAAGGAAATGTATTCCACATTTACAATGTGGTAGGAACTACTCAAGAAATTGAGGCTTACAAAAATTCTCCGAATTTTGTGAAGTATCCTTCAGTAGGTCCAAGTGGAGAAATTCAGTTTATAACAAACTATATCTCCATGGAAGATGAAGTTAACATGATCCTTAAAAAGGATGGTAACTTCACCTTAGACACAGGATCTTTTAACAAAGATGTAGCAAGGCTTAATGTAGCAGCAGAAGCATCAGCAGTATTAGCAGACAAGTTTGCAGACCGTATTGCAGACAAGTTTGTAGGTTCAGTATCTGCAAAGAAAAGAACAGTGGAGGTACAGTTTGCAGAAGAATCTGCAGAAGAAACTACAGACAACTTAGATAGTATGTAGTAAGTAGTAGATACTAGTGACTTAGGTCACTAGTATTTTTCTTTTTACCCTCTACCAATCAACCATTTATTTAATATAATCTTGTTAACAAGCTATATATTAACTAAATAGTAGTAGGTGTATAATGAAATTAAGCTTACTCAGCTTTAATACTATTATAAATACACTCAGTAGCGTGTACTACCTACTACTTAATACTATTTAAGTTGTGTAGTAGGAAGAATCTGCTTACTCTGGAAACATAATATTCTTTGTCTCCACCGTGTGTAACAATGAGACTCACTCACTGATAATCAAGTAGTTAATTTTTTGTAAATTGTGTGCAGATGTGTGATAAAGTGGTGAAAGGTGTCATACTTCCATCATATCTATACCCTATTACATGCATACATAATCTGCTAACTTGCTGTATATGAATATTTATATAGCTAACACAAGACTAAGCATTTCCCTGTATATAAAGTATTAAGTGTGTCTATACATATATTAATCAGTATTACTATTACTTATAGTATTGTTATTAGTGTTATGTGCTTTAAGACAGTAAATGCTTCCGGAAACTCTGTAAAATATATAATCTCAATAATAATCTCAATAATAATCTCAAAAACTAAAAATTATGAAAATTCATTTAAACTCAAGAAATGGTATCTACGAGGTAGTTACTTATGGTAGAAATAGTATTACACTATCTACAAAACATAATAGTTTCTCTGTACCAACAAGTGACTTTAAGTCATTTGCAGGTGGTATTTGGAACTGCAGTATTAATCCTAGAGACTTTGCTTTATTTTTAGCAGTAGTTAGACCTGATGAGTATAAACTTCAGGTAGCACAAGAAGATCAGATTTTGACACTAGCTGCTAGAGCAGACAGAATTAAGGCTGAAATTGATGCGCTACCCATTGCGCAAGTACTTTCTACAACTGAAATAGTTGATGAGTTTAACTCATCAGATTTTACAGTTGCAGATCAGCACGAAGAAGAACTTTATCATCAACAACAACAAGATGATGAAGATGATTATGCTAAGTACTTGGAAGGCATTGAGCGTGAAGAAGCTCAAAGAACTCCTGAAAAATGGAATGAAATGCTAGCTAAGAAAGCTACTGAGGTAGAGGATATGAAGGATAAACTTAGAGATGTTGCCTCTAAGGTGTATTCTCATAAGATTGATACATCTAATATCAAAGTCAGCAGTAGTGGTATCAAATTTATAATTCAACAGAATTATAATGATAAGACCTATAGATTTTGTTGGGATCCTTTTGGATTTGGAGCAAACTATCACAGTAACATCAGTGAGATGTATCGTGAAAATGGTTGGGGTACTATGAATGGTGGTTGGATTAAAATCATTGATAATGATGTTATTCTATACTACAAGTCTGGTGACTATGGTGTGTATGATGATACTGTTGCAGTTGAATGTGCAAAGAAAGTATTTCCTACAAAGCAAGTGCACTCATTTGCTGGTCAACAATGGGATGAAAAACTTACTAGTATGTTTGATGATCTTCCTTTTTAATACATGAGTGAGCAATAATAAGCTCACTCATTTTATTAATCTCAAAAATAAAATCAAATGAAAACATTTAAAGACTTAGAATTCCATGAAGATGACATGGATGGTGTAGCAGCATGGCTACTATTTGACAACCACTTTGGTGTGTCAGTAATTAAAGGACCTTATTCACATGGTGGTGACAAAGGTTTGTATGAACTTGCTGTGATTTACATGGCACCAGATATGGATGAATCTATATTACATTATGACAATGAAGTTGCTAATGGAGATGTCAGAGGTCATCTTACAGAAGATGAGGTATCTGAATTAATAGAACAAGTATATAACTTTTAAAAACAAATAACATGAGCAAGTTAATTTTTGTATGGTTCCTAATGAATGGAACTGTAACTCCTGCGGGAGAACATGAAAATCACAAGATGTATACTATCTGGTTCAAAGATGGTAAAGTAATTGATTATGCCTACAAGGCAGAAGTAATTAATTATATTAAGACAGGAACATTTGAGTATGATGATTTTCTTGAAATGCCTGATACTTCTATTGATGAAGAAGTATTTTATACTAACAATTAAAAAATAAAATTATGATTTCAAAAAGAAAAAAAGAAACAATTGAAGTAACAAAGTTTGTATCATGTCTTCCGGGATATGAAGACTTTGATTATAAACCAATGAATTATATACATTCATGGTTTGGAAAGAAAAGCAGTACTGATTATAATACAGAGAAACAATGGAAAAGACAGAGATTGACCAAAGGATAAAATCACTTATATTCTATAGTGATTCAGTAGAACGTAGTGATGCTCCGCTAGAACTAAAAAGGGAAAAGTTAGAAAACATTGAGCGTGAGAAACTACATCTAGAAGCTATTATAGATGACATAAAATTTAAAGAGTTCTTAAAAGAATTCATAATAGGCACAGTGATATTTATTGCTGCTGTAAGTATTTTACTATTTATGTTTGTGTTTTATGGATCCTAGAACTTGTTATGTGAAGTATGATATAGATACATTCACAGTGTTATTTAACAAATTACTAGCATCTGATGATGCATATGTTAAAAACAAACTTATAGAAATGCTCACTCTCTATACTTATGAGAGTGAGAACATGTGTAGGAAGATTATTGATCTTTCTATAGGAACAATGATTCCCGAACCTATTAAAGCAGGTACCAAAGTTAAAGTTCATAGAGAACAAACTGGTTGGCTTGGTACTAGTGAGAAAGAAATTCTTGATAAGAATACAATAGATGAAGCTGTATATGGTACTGTGTTATCTTTTAATGGATATCATAGTTACAATGCATATACAATAGGCTTCCCAGAAGGTACAGTTAATCTACCTCTTGAAGCTGTATTAGATGTTAGTAGTATTTTATAATATTTTGTCCTGTATGGACGCTTTTCCCAGATAATAATAAGAGAGAGTTAATAGCTCTCTCTTTGTTATTAGCTATATAGTGGCATGTTTTTGATTAATTTTGAACAGTATTTGTTATTTATGTAATACATTTACTACACATTAATCAAACATGTTATACCAGCTACCAAACGGAAAAGTAATTAACATTAGTATTGATCAGTATTTAAACATGACTGATCTTGATATTCAGTACTTAATATCTGTTGGCGGTGGTGATTATGCTACCAATCCATTCACGGATTCAGCATGTATTGATAATGCCAAAGAAAAGTCTTATGACTTTGAATTTCTCCCAAATGATGAAATTGATGATATAGCTGATGACAGCATACCGTTTGATGATATCATTGATTTAACAGATAATCTGGATATATAAATACTTCCTGTATTTATTTCTTATTGCACAATGAGTAGTTGTGTGATATAGTATTTCTACTCAAAAAATCAATTTATTTATTAATCTCAAAAACTTAAAGAGATGGACACAAAAGTTAAAGTTGTAGCTGATGCTGCAACAAAATTGGTAATTAACCAATCAGCAAACCCTATTTTTGGATATGTACGTGTAGTACAAAACAGAGTTGTTATTGATGATAATGGATTCATGAAGCGTAAAGAGTTTTCTGCTCTTATTCACGGTCTTGTAGAAGACTTACAATCAGCAGGTTACTTTGATGGTCAAGAATTGTCAGGAACTATTATTGCTGAAGAATCATTAGATCCTTTTAACAAAAAAGATCCAAGTAAATCTATCAAAAAAGCTGGTGAAACAAATGTAGCTTGTACATTAGGTGGATTTCCAATTCACCGTAGAACAAAGTATACTACTAAAGCAAATGCTGAAGATATCTTGATTAGTCATGATAACAAAGCAGAAGTAAAAGCTGCTTATGCTTCTAATGAAGCTAGTAAAGCTAAAACAAAAGCAATGCAACCTAATGCTGAGTTTGACACAGAAGCAGAAGGTTTCAACTTATAGTAATTAACAAGGAGCCTGTTACGGCAGGCTCTTATTTTATGATTTTTAATAAATATGATTATGGAAAATGTAAAAGAAATTAAAGCTGAATTAACAGAGTTAATCAGTAAAGCTATTGAAATCTTAGAAGCAAGTTTTAATGTAGAAGATTTTGAAACTGAAAATCCAGCAACAATGCTTAATACATCATTAATGGATGTTCTATTGGATATATCTGAATTAAGTGAAAAAGATTTGAAAGAATCTGTTTAGGTAAATTATTTTATGATTTAAAAATGTATATGATTATGGAAGAGCTAAAACAAGACATCAAAGATTATATGGCAAAACCTGTGAAATATCAGGATTTTGAACAAGATAAGTATAACACTTATCAGAATTATCTTTACAAAAGAGCACTATATGGTATAGACTCTCTATCAGTAGATGAGCTTAATACTATGTGTAGTAAGAAGAAGTCCCGCATACATAATGTTTATAACCGTGCACAGTTAGTTGTTAATAACTACAAACACAGAGTAACAAAACAGTTAACTGATAAATTATTACTGTCTCTATTTCCTAATAGTTCACTTATAAGTGAATTAAATAGTTATGAAGATGTGGATGCTAATTACAAGAACACATTAACTTTCAAAGACTTGTGTATACATAAGGATCAGTTAGTTGAGTTGTTTATGCTTGAAGGTATCTTACCTAAAAATTTCTTATCTTTGGAAAAATAAAAACCAACAATGAGAAAAAATGATAATCAGCCAGCATTTGCTACGGTACATGCTGGCTTTCTTCAACCAGGAATAACTAAAAGAGAATATGTTATTACTTCAGTTACACAAGGTTTATTAGCAGGTAGCAATTGGTCAGGTACAGAATCAGGATTTCCTGGAAAAGTAAAAGAAATTACAGAAACAGTATTAAAACTAATGGATGAAAAAGCTTAAAGTTTGTAGCGGATGTCATGAAGAAAAAGTTATCTGGAAGAATCATGAAGGTAACAAGTATTGTCAATACTGTTGGGCTAAAGTTAAGTCAGGTGATCCTGAACATAAGAATGTAATTCCTACAGTATCTGATAAAAGAAAGAAACAAGATGCTGAGTATTTAAAACTCCGGTATAAGTTCCTTAGTGATAACACCATGTGTAAGGTTAATGTTGCTGGTTGTTCTACAAAAACAACTGATGTTCACCACACATTTGCAGGAGCCAATAGAGATGCATTCTATTTAGTACAAAGTACTTGGTTACCTGTCTGTAGAAATTGTCATGACTGGATACACTTAAATCCAGAAGATGCAAGAGTTATGAACTGGTTAAAATAATTAAAATGATTACAAAAGATGATGTACAAGATATAGCTATCAGCAAAACTGATGATCACAGAAGGTGTACAATAGTATTGGGTACAGGTGTTGGTAAAACCAAAGTTGGTTTAACACATGTAGAAAGAAATACTACACCTCTTCAGAAAGTTTTGGTTGTAGCACCAAAGAAATCTATATTCATATCATGGATTGATGATGCAGGTAAATTTGATAAAGCTCATTTACTTGGAAGAATTGTGTTTACTACCTATCTAAGCATAAACAAACATGATCCTAATGATTATGATATTGTTTATTTGGATGAAGTACACAGTCTTTTGGATTCACATAGATTCTTCTTAGAGAACTACAAAGGAAAGATACTGGGTCTTACTGGTACTCCTCCTAAACACCATGGCTCTGAAAAGGGTAGAATGGTAAATGATTTCTGTCCTGTTGTATATTCTTTCCAAGCTGATGATGCAGTAGAGAATAATATCTTAAATGATTATAAGATATTTGTTCATATGGTAGAGTTGTCCGATAAGAAAGATTATTTAGTAAAGAATAAGAATAACAGTTTCCTGACCTCAGAGAAATTAAATTATCAGTATTGGTCTCAAAGAGTTGAGTCTGGTGCTGGTCAATTACAAATGCTCAGAGTCATGAGAATGCGCGCTCTTATGGAGTATCCTAGTAAAGAAAGATACACTAAGAAATTATTAGCAAGCATTACTCAGAAGAATAAAGTTATTGTCTTTGCAAATACACAGGAGCAAGCAGATTTATTATCTCCTTACTCTTACCATAGTGGTAATAAAGAAAGTGAAGATTGTTTAACTTGGTTTAAAGAAGGTAAGATTAACTGTCTTTCAACTGTACATCAGTTGAGTGAAGGTGTTAATATTCCTGATCTTAGACAAGGTATTATTCTTCATGCTTATGGTAATGAGAGAAAGTCTGCCCAAAGAATTGGTAGATTATTGAGACTTAATCCAGATGAGACAGCAGTAGTACATATTCTATGTTATAAGAATACTATTGATGAACATTGGGTTAAGCAAGCTTTAGAAGGATTTGACCAAACTAAAGTAACTTACAAAACATTTAATGTAATATATTAATGTTGAATACTGAAAAAAATTCCATAAATTATAATATGGAAGATACTAAAACACACAAGATTGTTTTGCATAATGATGATCACCATGATTTCTTATATGTTATTGCATGCTTAATTAGATTTTGTAATCATGATGCCCATCAAGCAGAACAATGCGCTCTTATAGCAGATGGTAAAGGTTCAGTAGATATTGTATCTGGTAATTATATGGATATGTTAGAGATTAACACATCTTTAGAACAGATGGAGTTAAAATCTGAAATAAAAGAGTATGCTTAAAGTAGTTTGTATTAATGACAAGAATAAGCCAGGTAAGATTCCTCTTACAGAATGGATAGTTCAAGGTAATGTATATACTGTAAAACAAATTGTTCAATTAGCACTTATGGGCAATGAATTAGGATTTGAATTGGAGGAAGTGTCTCTTTCTCCAGATTCTTTTCCGTATGAATATTATAGTGCTTCACGCTTTATACCTTTAGAAATTTATGAAAAACAAGAAATCACAGTCAGAGAAGAAGAGTTGGATCTCTCAATTATTTAGTAAAAAAGAAACACCAATAGTTTTACCTGATTACCAAGACTATCTTACAGTTAAGATTATTGATGATGCAGATGATACTATCACAGGTACATTAGGTATTACACCTGAAAGAAAAAGTGAGTTGTATGCAATAACAAAAACAGCTTGTGCTCATGAGTCTATAACAAATATACTTGCTGAAGCAAGTAAAGGTGTAAGACATCCTAATGAGCTTGCATTTGTATGTTTTTTAGTTGGTCATAGACTTGGTAAAGAAGAAAATGATCCTTTTAGAGGTATTATTGGTGCAATCATAAGAGGCACAGAACATGGGGAAGATTAAAGAATTGTATATGGATTTAATCAACTCAGGTATTACACCTGATGGATTAAGTGTAGATGAAGCTGTTAGAATCTTAAAACAAAAAGAGAATGAAGAAGGAGAACAATATGCCAGACTACAATCTGGTAAACAAGAAAATAGCAGAGAGGCTTGAGTATTTCAATAAGCTTGATGAAAAAGAAAGAAAAGCCAAACAAACTAAAAGTACGGGAGTGAATAAGTAGCTCTAAGCCTTGCGGATTACAACAGGGTATAGCAGGTGGAATTCCTGCATTTTTAAAAAATATGTATATGAGAGTAAGAGTAATGTTTGTGATGATTGCAGTATTTACAACTGGTTTAGTAAGCTTAGGGAAAAGTGAAAATAAAAAAATTAAGGTTGTAAAGAAAGTGATTAAAGATACTACAGATGTAGTAACAGTAGATAGTTCTAAATTAGATAGAGAACTACTAGTAAGTTATATTCTAGAAAAGAATATACATCATCCTGAGATAGCATATGCTATTGTACGGCAAGAAAGTAACATGTGTAGTAACTTGTTTAAAACAAATAATAATTTATTTGGTATGAGACATCCTAGAGTAAGACCTACTAAAAGTTTGGGAAGCAAGAAAGGTTTTGCACATTTTGAAAAATGGCAGCATAGTGTACTTGATTACAAATTATACTTAGAATTTGTAGGAGGACATAAAATGACAAGAGCTCAATACTTATTACATATTGACAGAAGCTATGCTCATGCTGGTTACAGTGAATATTTAGAAAAATATTTCAAAGAGTATCAAGAATTAACAAATTGATTTAATGAGTTTAGTTACACAGGTGTCTAGAAAGTCAATGCTTATTAGACCCAGTGGCAGATCTACAGATTATATTTCACCGTCCTTTGGGCACGGCTGTTTATATAAAATATTTGGTTGTTTATTTAACAATGTCTATATTAGTAAAAAATAAATATTATGGAAATCTGGAAAAATATTAAAGATTTAGAAGGTTTGTATCAAGTTTCTAATTTAGGTAGAGTTAAATCATTAAGCAGACAATTAGTTGATGGTAGAGTATGGAAAGAAAAAATCATGCAAACTCCTATATCAAGTGGTTATCCTTCTGTTTCATTAAGAATAAACAATTCTTATATTAAAGAACGTGTACACAGACTTGTCGGACAAGCTTTTGTTGAAGGTTATAAAAAAGGTTTAGTAATAAATCATATAGATGGTAATAAATTAAACAATGAAGCTTCAAATTTAGAGTGGTGTACATTTTCTGAAAATCTTAAACATGCTCATAAAACTGGTTTAAATAAAGCACCTTCTAAAATGCATGAAGCAAATCAAAAAAAGACAGTTCAATTAAATTTAAATAATGAACTTATTAAAATTTATGATTCTGCCAAATATGAAGCAAAAGAAGTGAATTGTCAAATAAAAAAT